CTCTGCTTGTTGTTTGAATGCTTCACCGATAGCATCTAATTCATGCTCTTGTAGACGTTGATGTCCCTGCTGTAGAGCAAACTCTGCTTGCATCTTAGCGATAGAGACTTCAACATCTAACTTCTTCAGTTCATGTTCTCTTTCAAACTTCCTATCTAAGATCTTTAAGACCTCTGGAGCAAGACGAAAGACACCACCGATAAGAGCACCAATGAGTTCAAACATTGATGAAACCTCCTAAAAGGTCTCCAACAATACTGCTTTGCTTCATGGGTTGTTTCTTCTCAGGCTGTGAAGGAGGCTGTGTAAGGTTTCTAAGCTCATCCATCTGCTCTGGTGTTAAACCTTGCTGTGGTTGATCCTGTGTAGCTGCTTCAGGAGCACCAAAGTCTGATGTTGTTACACGAGCATCATTGTATATCTTTGCTAACTTAGCAGCAGCAGCACCTGTCATACCTGTTTTACTAATCTCTTTCTCTAACCCAACTAATTGATTAGCTGCTTTAGGGTTAGTAGCTATCTTAGCTAGTATCTTTGGTGTTAGAAGCACACCCGCACCAACAGCAGCACCAAGTAAAGGATCTTGATATAGTGCTGTTCCTGTTCCTAACACAGCAGCAACAGAACTAGCAGCATCAGCTTGTTTACCAGCAATAAACAAAGATAGACCTGATCCAGGTGTCTTTGCACTTAATTCAGCAGATTTACTTAATGCCCTTATGCTGTTCTGTGCTTCAGGGCTAAGTGCTTCTTCAAACGTCCTACGAAACTTAGCATCTTTTCTAAGCTTATCGTTGATACTAACAAACTCTTTAAGCGTATTCTCAGCACCTTGTTCGCCTAAGAAAGACTCAACATAGCCTCTATTCAATGATTGTTGAATAGCTTTACTATCTAAGGCAGGATCAATCGTTTTAGCTTGTGCTAAAGCATCTTTGATAGCACGTATCTCTGATTGGTTACCAGCTTTGTATATAGCCTCTCCAATACGTTCAGGCTCTTTGACAAGTATCTTAAGAACTGTTTCAGGAAATAACTTATCTAATGATTCTTTGTAGAATTGCTGTGTGCTACGATAACGAGCAAGGAGTTCTGGGTCCATTTGTTTAGCTGATGTATCCATCGCATCGTCAATACTTTTAACTGCTTTGGACAGTTCAGCAACAACAGGACTATTCTTACCTACTTCTACTTTGAGATCACGTAGACGACTATTTAAGATAGATCTTAGTTGATGTGCTTGAGCAAATGATACATCAGAAGATAAATTACTAATGTCTTTTAAGACACGAGCAACGTCATCACCATACACAGCAGCAGGATTACCTGTTTCTGTTAACTTCTCAGCTCTTTTGAGTGTTTCAAAAGCCTTAGACTTTATAGGGTTAAAGTCAACAAGTAAGTTGAAACCTCTAGCAGGTAACTCTTGTTCGTAGAAAGGAGAAACAGCCTCAGATAACCTTGTGTTAGCTGTCTGTATAATATCTCTTACACCTTGACCAGCCTGAATAGATGGAATAGCTTCATCAGACACAGTATCAAGAATCTTATCTCTTTCCTGACGTAAAGCATTTAAGTTAGTCTCTGCTAGTTGATCAAAGGTGCTTTGACCTGAGAAACCACTACGAGCAACTGATTCACGTACTTTAGCACCTGTAGTGCCTGTGATTTGATACTCTGTTAGCGAACCACCATACTTCTGTAAAAGCTCTTGAGCAACACGTTTAGCTTCTTGTGCAGAGGTATCCATTGGTGGTAATACACCAGCTTTTAACAATGCGTCTTTAGTAACACGGTAACCTTTTCCAAGCATGTTAAAGACTACATTACCAGTAGCATCTAAAGCCATGTTCGTTACGGAGTTAGACAACATATCTGCTGCTGTCTTTGTCAGAGGCACTGGCATACCCATTGCAGACTTGACACCAGACTCTAGAGCTGTTCCTGTCGCTGCTCCAAGACCAGAGCCAATAACACCTCTAACAGCTTGTTGCGCTAAAGCCCTACCTGTCATAGCCCCTTGAGGGGTTCGTGTTGTAGCTGCTCCAATAACACCACCAGCTAAACCACCAATATCAGGTAATGCTTCTATGGCTAAATCAGTAAACGTCTTTCCTGGTTGTTTAGCACCCTCCATGACTGATGTAGGCTGTACTGGTGCTGGTGCTCCTTGAGAACCTAATAAACTCTTAAGTTCATCAAGTTCTTGAGGTGAAAGTCCTGTTGCCATATTAGTATCCTAATTGTCTACGCTGTTCAGGAGTAGCTCTTTCTAACAACTGGTTAATTCTCCTAGCTTTTTGTCTTGCTTCTGTACGAGCACCTGCAAAATCAAAGTCATTAAGATTTTTACCACTACGTTGATAATCAAAAGCTTGCTTATATGCTTCTTTATCAGCAATAGCGTCTTCACGCATACGACCAAGCATAGCCTGTAGTGTTTGCCTAGTCATACCACCAGTACCAATAGCCTCTCTTAAGAACATTAATTCCTTTTCAGACAAAGAACCAGGAAGTGTTCGTGCCTGTCCTTGAGCCAGTTTAGCTAACAACTGATTCAACTGCTCTGATTCTGTTGTTCCTGTAACTGTTACACCAAGAGCATTAGCAACCTGCCCTGCTTTAAGAGCAACACCGCTACCAACACCAGTGAAAGCATTCCCTAATACTGAACTGATTGCATTAACATTGTTAATTACTGAATCAGCATTAACAGCAGCATTCTCAAACTCATTTAGTCTAGCTACTTTTGTTTTGTTGATGTCTTTTTCTTGAGCTGCTGATGCAGTAGCACTAACATTAATTTGATTAGCTTTATCTACAGCTTCAAGTTTATTCGTAGTTAGATTTTTTTGAACCAATATTTGTTTACCGTCGGCACCAGAGATTAAGTACTGATCAGAATATCCTGGTTTAGACACTAAATCTTTATAGTTACCTGATTCTCTAAACTTGTCTAAGCTTTCTGGTGTAAACTTATCTGGATCAATCTTACCAAACGGTGTATCTAGTTTCTCTCTTTGGGCCTTTGCAGCCTCTGCTAAAGCCTTCTCAGTCTGTGCTCCTTTCAATCCAAGCTCTGCTTGAGTCTTAAGCGATGTAGACTTAACATCTTCATACTTAGCTGCTGCTACGATAGCTTTGTCAATCATACCTCTGGACTGATAAGCATTAATCAACGCAGGGTATAGTTTCTCAGAGTCAGTGAAGTCAACACCACTATCCTTCAGTTCTTTGAAGATAGCTTCTTGCTGTGCTGCTTCCTTCAGCCTAGGATCTTCGATACCGAACAAACCACCTAAAGCTTTACCAGCTTGTCTACCACCCTGTAGAGCTACCCTTGTTAGTTGTTGCTCAGGACTAAGCTGTGCTAACTTAGCTGTGATTGCCTCATCTTCTTGAGCGATACCAGCCTGTGTCTGTGCTAGGCTAGGACCAAACAAACTCATCTGTTGTTGTGCCATTATATTTCCTTAGATAAACAGACCAATGTCTTGATTACCGTATCCCAAGCCAGTACCAAAACCTAAAGAGTTTACGTTACCCGCTGCATTAGGATTGAATAGATTACCTAGAGCACTACCAACAACACCACCTAAGGCATTAGAGCCACCAGCACCACCTAACAGACCTTGTGTTAGTTGTTGGTTAGCACCAGACCTAGCTGCTGTAGCTTGTAGTTGTCTTGCTAACAAGTCTTGTAGACCTTGACGCTGTAGTACACCAGCAGATTGAATACCTTGTGTCTGCAAGTTAGTTAACAGATTCTGTCTAGCAAGGTTAGAAGCAAACTGTTGTTGTGCTGCTTGCTGTGCTGTGGTTCCAAGCTGTACAGCAGGTTGTAATGCAGCAGTTCCTTGAGACAATAATGTACCACGTTCGCCTAATGCAGCCTGTCTAGACTGTAACTCACGTTGTAGTTGCTGCTGTGCTATAGCCTGTTCCTGAGCTAACAATTCTGGTGACGTACCACCATAAGCAGAACCACTTACACCCAATCTTCCTTGAGCACGTAAGCGTTCTTCAGTGGCTAGTCGCTGACGTTGTTGCTCTGGTGCGGACAATGCAGCTAACTTGTTGTAGTAATCCTGAGATAACTGATCGACATTAGTTAGACCTGCTTGGTTAAAGGACTGCTGTGCAGCCTGCATTGCAGCATTCTGAATGTTCTGACCAGAAGGACCAAACAAGTTGGTAGTGATACCATAAGGTGTAAACTCACCTAACTGTTGACCTGTCTGTGTTGCTAGATTATTATACTGTCCTTGAATGTTAGATGCAAGTGCATTGTATTGTTGTTGACTGATCTGTCCAGACTTAAGTAAGTCATCAGCAGCAGCTTTAGCTTGTTGATAGTTAACACCAGCATTGATTAATTGACCAATAGTGTTTGTTTGATCACCACTGAACAAACCCTTAGCAACTTGTGCTGCTGTACTAACCAAAGACGTAGGTAAACCACCTGTAGTAGTTGGTGCTGCTACATTAGGGTTAGTATTGTTGATGATGTCTTGTAAAGCACTTTGACCTGTTCCATCTAGCGTAGCTAATGTACCCGCACTAAGCCCACCAGCAATAACTTCAGGAGGAATACCTGAAATAGGTATTTGTGGATTAGGTAAAGGTGTACTTTGTACTGTTACTGATGGTGTTGTACTAGCCCCTGCTGCGGCAGCTCCAGCAGCTAAACCAGCATCTAACAAACCACCAGTAGTACCTACAATTTCAGGTATTGCTGTTTGACCAACAGTTTCTAATGCTGCTAATGTTTCCGGTGCTAGTGTTCCTGCAATAGTTGATGTTACTGGTGTAGTAAGCGTAGGTAAGGCAGATGCAACAGCTCCAGCAGCTAATCCGGCATCAAGTAAACCACCAGTGCCTGCAATAATCTCACTAACAGCACCAGGACCAATAGCATTGAGTGTAGCTAATGATTCTGCGGACAAACCACCAGCAGCTAAATCAGCTCCTAAGCCAGCAGCAGCTTCAGTACCGAACAAAGAACCAGCTAGCTGTGGTGCTGCAATCAAAGCAGCCATTGTACCTATCAGTACTTTACCTAATCTATCAGTTGTCTTATTACGATCCAACACTCTTGTAGTAACTTCACCAGTAGCAGGATCTAAGAAGTCTGCCCTGTATTGTCCGCTACCAATACCACTCTGATCCGCATTAAGTGTTGAGATTTGAACACCACCATCAGGACTTCTGAAGGCTGTCCAGTTCCTACCACCAAAGTCTACAGAACCAGTTTTGATGTCGGATTGTATTCCAGGCTGTTCTTGGTTAGCTACTTCAGCATCCCATAACGAGTTCAATGATCGAAGTTGTGTACCTAAGAATTCTGTACTGCCTTTAAAGGCATTAGATACATCATTCAAGGTAGCTTTACCGCTATTAACCTGATCAACCCAATACTGTAAACCACCAGCATCAGGGGATCTTTGAAGCATGTTCTGATACAGGTTACTAATACCTGAAGTTACTTGATCAAAAGCAGTTCTTGAAGCGTCTTCAGACATTGTTAAAGGAGTGTCTTCTAAACCTCCCTCCATCATCCTAAACCCAGTATTCTGCTGAATAGCCATTATATGACCCTACCTGTTTTCACAAATACGTCCAATTGTTGAACGGAGATTGTTTCTGTTGCTATGTTAGCTTCAATACCTATCTGGAATACACCACCAGTACCGCTAATCTGTCTTTCTATCTTACGAACAGATAAACCAGTGTTGTAACCTGTGTTGTATTCATCAATGTTGTACTGAGCAATGTTGTACTCAGCACGAGCTATTGTAGGTAGTGTGTATTGACCGCTTTTGTAGCTGTTACTGTAATCTGTAGCCCATCGAATATTGATAGTGGTGTTGTTACCACCAATAAGAAGCATTGTCATCTTCTTAAGTATCTTAAATATTCCTGGTGTTTGAGCATCAATGTTTGAAGTATAGTAAGAGAACGTATATGCTGTTCCATTGTCGCTTGCACCAGAGTATTGAGCTATATAGCCTGTTCTGCTAAAGTACAATTTACGATCACTGGTAGCACAAAACGATATCGGTGCTATTGTCCATGTAGTGACTTTACAGGAACCATCCTGTAGCCTTGACTTAACATCAAAGCAATAGATTAGTTTTCTTGAGGGAAGACTTAATAAGTAGAAACCATCAGCATCTGAGTAAACAGACTTGATGTTGTCATCATTACCATTGGTAGCAATGTCAGTGATCAAATCATTCTTGACATTACGAGAGATATCAAAGATCGGATTAGACTTCTCTTGAATAACCCTAGCTAGACTCTTAACACCACTATCGGACAAGAAGAAGATATCAGTGCCTACATCTTGTACTGTATCTCTGCTGATACAACCAACACCATCAATGACTTCAACCAATGATAGGTTTGTTGTTGGGTCATTCTGAGCACCATTGTATATGATGATAGACCGACGACAGAAGATAATAAGATAGCCGTTAAAGGCTGCTAAGGCTGTGATAGTATCAGTTCCGTTAGTCAATACTTTCTCAATATTGACAGAACCTGCTGTACCGCCTGTCCAAGCAAAACCCTGTAGCGAGTCTGACCAAGTAACTGTACGTTTATCAGTGCTTGTGTCCGCAACCCATAGACGACCAAAAGCACTTAACACTTCATTAGCTAAGGGTACAGTACCACTATAGCTACCATAAGCGGACATCAGTGAGTAAGTATTGGTGCTGTGTACGTAGATCAGTGGGTCATGATTACGTTGAAAGAAGTAAGTAAAGCCGTTGAAGTCTACTGCTTTCCAGTTCTGTGCTGTCCATGTAGTACCAGTGTACTTCAGTGTCAGTGTTGTAGTTCCTGAGTAGATCTTGTTGTCACCAACACTAAGAATCTCTTTTGATCCATCAGTCTTGATGACTTCTTTGATCAATGCAGGCTCTGTGCTGTTGAAACCAGAAGAAGTATTGACCTTGACCCAACCACGCCTAGAAGCAATACGACCAAACTGATCAATAACAGCATTCTCTGCCTTAAGAGCATATTCCTTAGGCAGCGTAACAGAAGAGTCTTGGGTGTTAAGACCAAAAAAACCAGGAGCAACAACTGTTACTGGTTTAAGTTGATCAGCCATTATACTGCTTCCCAGAGAACTAAGTCACTCTCTCTACCAGCTTCAATAGAGATATAGTTAGCAAGTGTCTTACGATAAAGATCTGCTTGCTGATCAGATAGACGACCACCATCCTCTCCACGTTCATTGATAGCACGTAGGTAAGCACCTTGGATAACAACATCTGATGGTACATAGATAACATCAGTATCATTAACAAGATCTGCTTGAGGTACAATGCAATCAAACTTCAGTGTGTAAACTGCATCTGGAACAGGATATACATCAACGGACAACACACCAGCAGAACTTGTCGTAGCCATAGCATAGCTGCTAGGACGACCAGTAGGAGCACTGAGAACATTTAAGTACATGTTCATCTCTGCTGCTGATAGCTGACGTAGATACCAGTGTGCAGCGGGTATGAAAGCATCTTCAATCTTAGTTCTTAGATTAGAACCAGATAAAGCATAATTAGTTGTTGATGCTGCTGTAGTGACTGTGATCGTTTGACGAAGCACAGACCAGTTCCAAGCATCTTCAACTTCTCTCTTAGCTTCATTGACCATATCACCAATGAGTTTAGAGTAGTCACTTTGAATAACAGTAACTACTTCATCCTCACGGATGCGCCTAAGAACGCCATTAACACAATCAAGAAAGGTAGCCATTACCATTTCACCTTATTGGCCCAGTAAGCCGCTGACATCTTACCTTTTGAGATGTTTTCTGCATGACGAGCTTTAAAGGCTTTGTTCCTTGCTGAACCTTCAGGAGAACCTTTAACACCTTGTTGTCCGAAGCGAATCGTCTTTACTTGATCACCGTCCTTTGCAACAACAATGTGAGATTTCGTAGGATGGTCCGGTGTACGCTTCGGTTTGTTGTACCCAGACACTCCCGCCCTTTCCAATCTAGAGTCTTTCATTTCTTCTTAGCAGTTTTAGCTGCCTCCTTGAAATCTTTAGCTGTTGGAGCACCTTTACTTCCAGGCTTCTTCATCTTCTCACCAGAGCCTTCGGCAATACGCTTACGCTTAGCTTGGATGTTAGCGTATAGTCCTGGTTTCACTTTGTTCTCTTTGCTTCTTTGGCTTTCATCATACACTTACCAGCTTTCTTGCACTTAGCTGGGGTAGGACATCCTGGACAGGGTTTCATCATTTCTTCTTTCCTTTCTTCTTAGTCATACCAGCCTCTGATAAGGCAATGGCAACCGCTTGCTTACGTGACTTAACTACAGGACCGCCTTTACCACTATGCAGAGTACCTTCTTTGTACTCACGCATAACTTTCTCAATCTTCTTTGGTTTTTGTTTCATCTTTCTTCCTTCCAAAGATCATCTGTACTGTATCTGTTTCCCATATCCTGATTGCAGTCCATACAATGGTGAGAACAGCAGCCATTGCAGGTAGTAATTCAGCTAACGTACCTACAACAGTGATGATTGATAAGGCATCACCAATCTGTTTTACGTGTTCGTCTGCTTGGAGAGCCATCACACATCTCCGGTATTAGTTGACGGGAATGAACGTCCTGCTCCCCATATAATTCTTACTGCACCACCAGCACCACTACCTGCTGCTGCAAAACCACCAGATCCTCCGCCACCACCATACGCACCTCCGTTACCAGATCCTCCTGATGTTCCAGTGCCGCCATTAGCTCCACCAGATCCTCCTGTTCCACCACCACTTGGATAAGAACCAGTGGTACCTCCAGTTCCTTCTCCTAATATTCCAACACCACCTCCACCGCCTGTGGCGTTTTCTGTAAAGTTAGCATTACCACCTGTTCCGCCTCCTGTGGTGCTACTATACCCACCAGCACCGCCACCACCCCCTCCTGTTAAAGGTCCACCGCCTGGGGATGTCTTTCCAGCAGAACCACCATCACCTGTGTAACTACCACCACCACCGCCTGTATTATCTACACCGCCGCCAGATCCACCATAACCAGCAACTGTCGATGTATTGATAAAGTAACTATTCCCACCGTCTGATCCAGAAGCACCTGAACTAGTTGCGCCAGCACCACCAGCACCAACAACAACTGTGTATGAGTTTCCAGGGACTACAGTGATGTTATTCTTGTAACCTAAACCACCTCCACCTCCACCTACCACAGAATTACTTCCGATAGCAGGTAAAGCACCTCCTCCACCAGCACCAACAGTAACTACACAAACTGATTCAACACCAACAGGGGCTACCCATGTATAAGTACCTGCTGTTGTGTATGCTGCTTGTCCTTCTCTTGAAACTGTTGAACCTAAGAAGGCAGGAAGGGCTGTCATTTTACGTTACCTACAATGACAGCAAGCGAAGAAGTTACGAACAAGATCGTAGCAATTCCTCTAGTGGCTACTGTTGCTGAAGTCTTTGCTGAACTAATACCACCAACATAAGCAGTAACAGCACTACAAGTGATTGTCATATCACCTGTGGTGTTGTTAAAGATGATGACACTATCACCAGCAGTAAACACAGATGTTGGAACAACAATAGAACCTCCAGATTCTACTTGAATGAAGTTGCCAGCATCTGCTGCTACTAACGTATACGAAGTTGTTTTTGTAGAACCAGACTTCTGAATACCACGAACATTACCATCAGCATCAGCAATCGATGTCATACCGCTCATCGTACCGCCAGTGATGGTTACGTTGTTTGCGTTCTGTGTTGCTATCGTACCAAGCGAAGAAGAATCCTGCTTAGTAGAGATAGCAGTTGCAATGTTGTCAAACTCAGTGTCAAAGTCAGAACCTTTGACAATCTTTCCAGCATTACCTGATGGTAGAGAATCTTTAGCAGTAAAGTTGGTTGTCTTCGTATAGTTAGACATTTCTAATCCTCTTTAGATTTCTTTACCTTAGTAGCCTTTTCAGTTTCTTCTTTCTTTTCTTCTTCTACTTCATCATAGTCAGGATGCTTACGCATCTGTGCTACATCATATTCAACCTCAACACCAATTACATTGTTGGACCACTTACATCTAAAGTAAACCATAATGACCTCTATATGTTGAAGGGGCTACAAAGCCCCTCCTTTTTATACGAACCTAGCTACAGCAATCTTGATCGTAGTGGATGCTAAGTTAACAGCACCACCAGTATTGTTGTTAGCGGCAATCGTTACCGTATCAGCAGCCGTGACATCAGCAGTAATACTGAGCCCAGCAACATCGACACCGAACGAAACACCAAGAACAACATCACCAAGAGCAACACCAGGAACCGTAACAGTATCAACTTGTGTTTCAGCATCAGCAACCGAAGCCAAGTCCAGCGTAGCTGTCACTGACCAAGTATCACTGAATAGACCACGAAACTGATCTGTACCACGACGAGAAACAACAGAAGTAGCAGCCATAATTATCTCCTTAGTTAGAGGGGCTGATTAGGCCCCTAATGTTATCAACCAGGGATAATGAGGGCGATACCAGCATCGTTACGAAGCTCTGCAACACCATAAAGGGTGTCAGCAGTGTACAGCGTAGAGAGATACTCTTGCTTGTACTGAGCCTGTGAACGAACAGCCATCTGCTCTGCATGAACCATTGCATCCTTGTGGAACATCAAGCAAGCACGAGGAGCAGTCCCAGAAGAGCTGTAAGCTGTGTCAGCGTTCGTAGAAACAAACACTTTAACACCGTATACATCACCGATCTGACCATTGCGGATGGTGTTGCTACCGCCTTGCTCACCAACGAAAGCCTGCTCGGTGAAACGAGAAAGACCCATCATGGTGTTACGAGCAACAGGAGGAACGAGGAAGTAACGCTGATCCATAGGAACATCAGCATCATCAAGACGCTGAATGGTACGGCGGATAGCAGCATCAGTCAGTGCAGAAGCGTTACCAGCACCAGCACCGCCTGAGAAGGCAGTCGTACCATCACCACCGATGTAGGCAGTGGTTGTACCAGTAACAGAGTAGTCACCAGTTGC